AAACTAAATCATTGAAGATTGCAGAAGAAAATCGTAAGTTCCTAGTCAACGAAGTCATCCCTGCATTCAAAAGGGATAACTGGTTAGGACAACAGTGGAAGAACACACACTTTTAAGTATGAAGACAGATCTTTTTCCAACTACAATTACAAAACATCATGTTCCCATTACTGATGAGTTGAGATCTAAAGTTCTTGAGATCTATAACAGTCAAAAGTTCAATACACCTAAACCATTCGTACTTGGTCCCACTGAAGATGTTCAGGAACTAGTAAAGTATTACTCTGATAGCATCGAAGAGTTTTTGGAGGAGGTTGAACCAAATGGAAAAGCCACAGTCACCAACATATCTTTGGTTGTACTTAGCTCTGGCGATATCATTCCTAGAGATTGTAATCTTCCTGGTCAGTATACGGCAGTCCATTACATAACATTTGATCCGTCCAACCATCAAGCAGATATTTACTACCATCCTGCTTATGATGTGCTAAAATGTTTAGGTTCTGATGATCTTGCATCTGGAGTCTGGGTCCAAGAAGGAGACCTTATCTTCTATCCTTCTTATCTACATACATCGTCTCCTGAACATAACGCTTCAGATGAGAGGATTACATTGACGTTCACTTTTATTATTGATGCAGGTAGAGAATCTAGTAATCAAGAATCTTCTGAATGATGAAGAGTACCTAAGAAAGTCTCTTCCATTCATTAAGTCTGAGTATTTTTCTGAGACTGGCGATAGAAATATCTTTGAGATTATTTCAAAGTATTTTTCTGACTACAATGCCATCCCCACTAAGGAGGCGTTGCAGATTGAGGCGGGGAATCTTACAGATGTATCTGATGATCAATATAATTCTCTACTTGAGTACATCAAAAACATCGATGACGAACAATCTGACCTGCAATGGGCACTAGACACAACTGAGAAGTGGTGTAAGGAACGTGCTGTTTACCTAGCACTGATGGAGTCCATCAAAATTGCAGATGGTAATGACAAGAACAAAGGACCAGAAGCAATTCCTAGTATCCTAAGTGATGCTTTGTCAGTGTCATTTGATAATCATATTGGTCATGATTACATCGATGATTATGAAGAACGATATGAGAGTTATCATAGGGTAGATGCTAAGATTCCCTTTGACATTGAGATGCTCAATAAAATTACGAAGGGAGGACTTGTCAATAAGTCTCTCAACGTTGCTTTGGCAGGCACAGGTGTAGGTAAGTCTTTGTTCATGTGCCACGTTGCTTCCTCTTGTTTGATGCAGGGGTACAATGTTCTCTACATCACCATGGAGATGGCAGAAGAAAAGATTGCAGAACGTATTGATGCTAATCTTCTCAATGTCAATATCCAGGATCTCGCACAGTTGCCTAAGATGATGTTCGAGAACAAGGTAAATAGAATTGCAAAGAAGACTCAAGGCAAGTTAATTGTTAAAGAGTATCCTACTGCATCTGCCCATGTGGGACATTTTCGCGCATTGATCAATGATCTCGTTCTTAAGAAATCATTCAGACCTGATATTATATTTGTGGATTACCTTAATATTTGTGCCTCGTCGCGTTACAAGGGATCTGCCAATATTAATTCCTATACTCTTGTTAAGTCAATTGCAGAAGAGCTTAGAGGTCTGGCTGTCGAAACCTCGGTCCCTATCGTATCTGCCACCCAGACCACTCGTTCTGGTTATGGTAGCTCTGATGTTGACCTTACTGATACTTCTGAGTCCTTTGGTCTCCCTGCTACTGCTGATCTTATGTTTGCCCTTATTTCCACGGAAGAGCTTGAACAACTGGGACAGATTATGGTGAAGCAGTTGAAGAATAGATACAATGATCTATCAGTTAATAAACGTTTTGTAGTGGGTATTGACAGAGCGAAGATGAGGTTGTATGATTGTGAACAGTCAGCACAGAAAAACTTGACTGATTCTGGGCAAGACTTAGAAGATGATCCAACTAGTATTTTAGAGAAATTCCAAGGTTTTAAAGTATGACTATTGATTTTAATCGTTATGAACATTTCGTTGATGAAGTAACGAGTGATGCGTCAAAAGATTTTGTCTATCTTGCTGACAGGCTTGTTGAGCTTGATGGAAAGGGTGCCAATATTGAGCGTCTTCTTACTGCTGGCGTTGGGATTAATGCTGAAGGTGGTGAGTTCCTTGAGATCATTAAGAAGATGGTATTCCAAGGTAAACCTTGGAACGATGATAATCGAGAGCATCTTATTATTGAGTTGGGTGACCTTCTCTGGTACGTAGCACAAGCAACTCAAGCACTCGGAGTCTCCTTTGAAGAAGTCATTGAGACTAACGTAAATAAATTGAAGAAGCGCTATCCTGGTGGTGAATTTGATATCCACTATTCTGAAAACCGATCTGCAGACGACCGATGAATAAGTTCTACATGTTTACTAAGGACTCTTGTGGTCCTTGTGGACTGGTAAAGCGATACGTTGACGCTATGAAGGACGATCGCACAGATAAAATTGAAGAGATTCAACTAGAAGACTTCAGTGATGAACCTATTCCAGAAGAGAATCTTGCTCTCGCTAAGAAATATGATGTAACCGCTACACCAGTATTAGTCGTAACATCTCCAAACGGAACGATACTGGACAAGAAGATTGGCGGTCTAAGAATTACACAAAGTATTCGACAGTTGTTAGACCAATATGGTATTTCATAACTTTGCTCCCCTGGCAGTTTACGAAACTGAATTGCCAGGGTTTTTACCAGACATCTATAAATCATTTGACGACCACAAATTCACCACTGAAAGTGGACAGGTGACTGGAGAACTTGCGGGTAAAGTTCTTGTGCATCAGGATAAAAGATTGCACAATTTTTACAGAGCGATAGGGAGAAAGACTAGAGAATATCTACGTTCTTTTGAAATGGACATAGATTCTTTTGAGGTCAACGTAACTAAGAGTTGGTTTGGTATTTGTGATCCTGGTCAAACCTTCCCAATGCACTATCATTCTTGTGCTCACATCAGTTTTATATACTATGTGCAACCAACAGGAGATCCAATCGTATTCCATACGGAAAATTCTAATCAGTGGTTTGGTGCAGCGTTTTCTTTTACTGGTAAACAGAATGGTTTGAACGTAAGAGATTATGTGATTGAACCTAAACCAGAAAGTCTACTACTTTTCCCTGGTTCACTGGAGCATTACACTATGCCAGTTGACAGAGCGCACACTCGGATCTCCTTAGCAGGTGACATTGTGCTAACATTGAAAAAACACAAGGTCGGCAGTGAAGCTGGACTACTCTCTCCACGGTTTTGGAAACGTTTCTAAATACCTTGGGGAGGTATTTTTTATGGCATTCAATTCAATCCCAAAAAATCTTACCGAGATGAGAGACGCAGCGGGATGCTGTATCGATGAAAAATACCGTGGTAAAATCATTCAGTTTTATTTGGATGTTGCTAAAGAGGGTGGAATGGAAAACCCTCTCGCATTCAATCCCAAAGTAAAAACTGGTAGATCATGCAAACTTGTTAGATCTTTGAAGGGTGTTGTTGACCTCAAAGCACTGAAGAAGAAGCATGATCTAGATGCTAACTTCAAAGTTACCTGGGGTGATGGTAGTAGAGGTAATCGTGGTACACAGAATACAGGTAATTTATTTGAGAAACAACTAGAAGATGGATTAAATGATTGGATTGAAGATGGTGAGTTTAGTCAGAATCCATACAGAGAATTTATCAAGGATCTAGTAAAGACATATAATCTTGAGGACTGTCAACTTGTTAAGGTAATTAATTCGGGTCCAGATAACACGAAGCGTCCCATGTCAATCGAGAATGGTAAGTGGAAGATTGGCACTGCTACTGAAAATGACTATGACATTGGAAAAGTTGTTACTGACCTGACACTAGAGACTAAGTGTCCTGGTAAACCAATGAAAAATATTTACCTGTCACTCAAGAAAGGTGGAACTACGACACTATCAAACTTAGGTGTCAAAAAAAGTTTGTCACCCGCACAAATTAAGACTGGTAAAATTACAGACTCCGTTGGTCTTAAGGTCTTGGAGACTTTTGGTATAGACAATGAAAGATTTTGTCGAGTCTTTAACGAAGCAGAGGCAGGTAAGGTTGAGTCTGGAGGTTTAGATGATGGTCCAGAGTACAATAAAAAACTCTTACTCTCAATGATTCGTGGATCTATTGGTTATGGTTATCACTATACACACTTAACAAGGGGAACGGATATTCATGGATTCCCATTGACTAAAGCTGTTTGTGATAGTGCTACTGATGTGAGGTCAGTCAAGATATATTATGGTGGTCAAACTGGAACTGCAGAACGTATCAATATTGAAGTCAAGACTGCAACTATGGAATTGAAGTTTAATATTAGAGACACGTCTGGTAGCAGCAGTGCCTACCCAGACAAACTTCAATCTGGATATAAGTTTGATAAAGAAGCACTGTTTAGTGTTGCGGAGGATGGATACCAAGACTGATGGCAAACGTAACTCAACTAAAACACTTAGAGCATATAGAAGATGAGATGCTGAACTACGGTGTCCAAGGATGTGATGCCGCTGTCTCTGCTATGCAAGAGTTACTCAGAATGTTGGGTAAAGATGGCACCTCTTTCATGCAGACAAAGTGGGATGGCGCACCTTCCGTTGTCTGTGGTATGGATCCTCTTGCTAAGATCTTTTTCGTTGGTACTAAGTCTGTGTTTGCTAAGACTGAACCTAAATTATGTTTCAGTGATGCTGATGTGGACAGATGGTACAACGGTGATCTTGCTGTAAAGTTAAAAGCATGTCTTAAATATTTTCCAGCACTCAAGATAGATGGAGTTGTGCAGGGAGATTTGTTGTTTACCGATAGCGATAAGAAAAAAGAGTACGTTGATGGCGAGCACCTTATCACCTTCCGTCCTAATACTATTACATATGGAATACCTACAGATCATCCTATCGGTCAACAGGTAGACAGAGCTCATATTGGTATAGTATTTCACACTCATTACGTTGGAGATGATCTACCTACGATGCGTGCTCAAGCAGGAGCAAAAGTATCGAACCATAACGATGCTCCAGACGTAGCGGTTATTGAAAATGATACTCCATATCACGACATCTCAGTAAGTCCTGCTGACATAGCAAGATTCGAGAGACACGTCAGCAAAATGGAAAGGATGTGTGCTATTTGTGGAAAATTTTTAGATGAACTGGTTGCCAATATGGGAACCACAGGTGATAAGAAATTTCATGTAGCATCATATCTCAAACAGTTCTTTAACAATGAGATTAAGAACGCTAGAACTATTACTAATGTTCAGTCTACACTCAAAGCACTTGGTAAGTTCTATCACGAAAAGATGCAAAAGGAGATTGCCAAAGTTAAGTCTGCCAAATCACAAACCGCCAAGAGAGATTTGATGTTCAAGGGGCTTAAATACTTAGAGGATCATGAGAAAGAATTTGCTGCGATGCTTGCTTTGTACAAGACAATGCAGGAGGCAAAGCAACTTGTTATTGATCAACTAGATCACCTTGAAACATTCAGAACATTTGTACAAACGGACAAAGGATACCGTGTTACTAACCCTGAAGGGTATGTTCTTCATCACAATGGTGACATGATTAAGTTGGTGAATCGAATTGAGTTCTCGTATATCAATTTCACACTGTCGAAAGAATGGAAATAGTAGATTACAAATGCGTCTACTTCACGTTTGGTAGGTTCCAACCTCCGACCACTGGTCATGAGGAGAACTTCAATGCGGTAGCTAAAAAAGCAGGTACTTGTGATTGGTATATCTATCTGTCTCAAACAACGGACAAGAAAGGTAATAACCCTCTACCACCTGAGCGCAAGTTACACTATGCCAAGAAGATGTTTCCTAAATTAGCAAACAATATCCGCAGCGGACCTAGAGATCCAGTAGGTATTCTTCAGGAACTACAGGGTCAAGGGTATGATGATGTTGTTATGGTAGTAGGATCTGATCGTGTTGCCGCAATGCAATGGATCAAAAAGTATAACGGCAAGGATTTTGTATTCCGCAAGATGGATATTATATCTTCTGGTGAGAGAGATGCAGATGGAGACACCTTTGCTATCTCTGGCACTAAGATGAGACGTGCTGCTTCAGTTGGAAACTTTAAAGTATTTCGTCAGGGTATACCTCGTGCGCTTTCCGACAATGACACGCGGAAGTTGATGGAAGAAGTAAAGTCTAACCTTCCATCTAATTATAAATAAAACATGGTCCAATTAGTTTTTGATGAGTAGCTTCAGCGAGTTCCATAAAAGAGCACATGTGGCAAAACAAAATGTCACTCGTGATCAATTTTATCGTAATGAAATATATAAGAAAGGTGAGTGGGTTCTGACCGAAGATGGAAAGGTCGGAAAAATTTTACGCCGTGGTCCCAACTATGTCCTGTGTCTAACGGCAGAAGAAACTACATTTAGATCATGGATCAAGGACATCAAAGAGGTTTTTGAATTTGGTACGGACGCATATCGCGAGTACCTTCAGTCAATTACTCCAGGTGAAAAGAAGCAACCCTTCTCTAAAATCAAGGTAAAACAAACAATTCCTACCGACCCCAAAAAAGATAAGATGGAAAACAACGAGTACGTATTAGCAGCGGCAGACGCTCTTACTAGAAAAGAATCCTGGCGCTATGATAAGTCTGCCAAGATGGCAAACAAAGACATCAAAGGTCTTGGTGCTGATGGCGTAGGTGGCGGAGACGCACCTGGCATGAAGATGGCAGAAGCCCCAGGCACCGAAGGTAAGCCTACGATCAAAAAGGTCAAGCATTCTTGTGCTACTAAGGTTGAGCACGCTGAGTGGGGCAAAGGTAACTGCCTTAAGGAAATGCATTCCTTGGATGAGCAGGGTAACGTCAGTCATTATGACGTTATGTTCGAGCATGGTCTGGAGCAGGATGTACCAGTTCAATCTCTGAACGTTCTCGAAGAAGGTATGCATGAGCATGTCATCAACCATGACAAGGATGTCATCGACGAGAAGAAGAAACTCGATCCAGTCGGTAAGGAAGACGGTGATGTAGACAACGATGGTGATAAGGATTCATCTGATTCTTATCTGATGAACCGTCGTCGTGCTGTTGCTAAGGCAATGGGTAAGAAGATGAAGAAGGAAGAGACTGAAGAACTCGACGAGAAGAAGGGTCTCTATGCCAACATCCATGCTAAGAGAAAGCGTGGTGAAGCACCTGCAAAACCAGGCGACGAGGACTATCCTGCTAAGGACGCCTTCAAGAAAGCAGCTAAGACTGCTAAGAAAGAAGAAGTAGAAATTGAAGAAGGTAGTCTGAAGCAAGCACGTAAGAATGTCGGCGCTTCTACTTGCTGGGATGGTTACAAGGCAAAAGGCACCAAGACTAAAAATGGTCGCCAAGTTCCTAACTGTGTCAAGGAAGATGAGGTTGAAGAGGGTTACGGTGCTAAGAAGAAAAAGATGAAGAAGGAAAACACCTTCTCCAACTGGCGTCAGGAGATCGCTGAAAAAAAGTAAAAGGTCCCGTTGAGGTCATGCCTGAACTGGAAGACCCCGAGGGACAGCGAAACAGCGATAAGAAAATGCCAAAAGCACCTAAGGAAAAGGTGAAGGAGGCTTGCAATCACACCGATAAAGGTGTAGAGTGTCCTGTACATGGAACTAAAGATTGCTCATAAATGAGAAAAATCTGGCACGAGGATAGCATTCAAACGCTATCCTCTTTTTGTAATCTCCAAAATAATTATCAAGATATCATCCCAGAAGTTCTTAAGTTTGTTGATGATAACCAACGCATTCTAGAAGAGTGGCGTCTGGACAAATGGGTTGATGATCGTAATCTAGGCAGAGTAAAACTCTGGGATGGTGACTGGAGAGTCATTCCATTCCCTATTGACTGTGTTGGATCTACTGCAACTGAAGAAGATTTTGAACTCAGTGAGATGGTTACGTTTACTAAGTTGTTTAATACAACAACCGAAAGATGTAGAGAAGTTCTTCCTTTAGTAAAGCAAAGTTTTATAACTAACTGTCCAAAAACTTTTAAATATTTACAAGAGGATATTGACAACAAACTTTTAAAGTCTGCTACGATATCTCGCTTGTCACCAGGATCAGTTATCAATCCTCACAATGGAGACATCGATTCACTCCGCATACACTTTCCTGTTATTGCAGATCCTGGCGCATGGATTAAAGTGCGAGGGAGAAGAAGAGTATGGAATGTGGGTGAGGTTTTTGCATTCAAAGATCATGACAAGCATTGGGTTAAACATGAGGGAACTCATGATCGCATCATTGTTATTCTCGATTATAGTATCGAACAACTATCTAAATACGGAATAAATCTTGAAGAATGGGAAGAAGATGCTATATAGAATAGTACGTTGAGTGTAATAAAATGCTTGCCTTTTTACTTCCATTAGCATCTAAAATTGTACGTGATGCTGTAGCAAAAGTACCCGACAATGAAGAGTTGGGAGAAAAACTTGTAGAAATTTGTCTCGTAGTCTTAGAAAAAGCAGTCAAACTGACTAAGACTGACATGGATGACAAACTTCTAGAGACGGTCAAAGCGGCGATCGCAGCACGCGAATGATCTCAGGGGGCAGATGCCCCCTTTTATAAATAAATTTAGAAATCTGTTCTTATAGGAGTACGTTATGTCTCTCTGGGGAGGTAGCTCGGCGGACGAGTCTAAACCAAAATTTTTAGTTCGTGGTTCTGCTGTCGCTGAACCAGACAATTGCATTGCAACCGAGCAAGGTTGGGTGTATCGTCATTACCAAAATGATGCCAAGACCGAATTCTACGATGAAGTCCTGATTGCAGGATCTTTCGGTGGAGACGGTGGAGATGCTCAAGGTGATGGTGCTGGTCTGGAAGGCGTCATCGGTAACGCAACTATCGTATCTGTTTTCTTTGTTGGAACTGCATACTCTCAAGGCGACACACTTCAAGTTGCCGTTAACTACAACGAAGAAGTTGATGTAACTGGCAATCCAACTCTCGCTATTACTTCGACTGGCGGAACCAATCCTGTTACCGCTGCATATGCTAGTGGCACTGGAACTGGTCGCTTGGTATTTGAAGTTACAATGCCTTCTGAGACTGCAGACATTTCGCTTGCTGCTCAGACAATCTCTCTTGCTGGTGGTACCATCAATGACAAGGGAACTTCCACTGCTGCTGATCTCGCCTTCGCAACTGGCGATATCGTCGGACCTGGAGGCACTGGATCTGCTGCCGCTATTTCTGTTGCCTAATGCTAAATGAGATTTGATGAATTGAACGAGGACAATTATGTCCTCTTTGCTATTAAAAATTATGAGAACCCTCAAGCAGCAACTAGAGAAGATTTCTACGAGGACATGAGGCGTTTTAAATATATAAAGCGCCTCTTAAAAAAATATACTCGTGGAGAAGAGATCAAACTCAGTCTTCTTTTAAACCACATTATTGTATTGTATAATGTTTTTGGTGAAGCAGCTGGTCCTCTACTGTTCTACAAGTTAGAACGAGAGTATTGGACTATTATTAAGTCTCTCATGTTGTTCTTAGATAGGTATCCTGAACATGACACTGAGAGTTTGAAACTAATTGATTGCGACGATCAAATTCTTAAGGAGCTTCAAAACTTATGATGGGCGCAGCGGGTATCACAAATGTGGGACCGATCAATACACCTACTACAAATGCAGGTGCTATTGCTGGATTTGATCCCATCATGAAACTCTCTAAGAGAGCGAACAAAAAAAGAAAGAAAATGGAATCTGCCGCAAGGCAGTTTGTCAAGCGCAGAAACGATCCTACCTACATAGATGGTAGGAGTAAAACTGCTCGTAATCTTATCAAACGTCTTGCTAAACGTAAAAAGAAAATGTCTGAAGAAACAATCTTAGAAGCACCTGCTAACGCTAGTGGCGGAGATACCACAAAGCAGGCATATAAGTTTATCGCACAAAAGCGCAAGGTTGCTAAGCAGCAGGAGCGCCAGAAGAGAGCACAGGATCGTAAGAAAGAGATCCAAATGATCTCTCGTGCTAAGTCCACTGACTATCAAAAGAAGGCGAAGGAGCGTACAAAGAAACTCTCCCAACAACTTCAGGGTTCTGATAATCAGAAAGAAAGTTTTGACGGTCTTGTATACCTTGAGTCTCTGATTGAGCAGTTGAATAGCGAGAACACTAATCCTGTAACCTACTTCTTCAACGATGATACTGAAGTAGAGATTACTCGTGAGATGGCAGAAGCATTCCTCGCAAAGTTTGGTGAATTAAGTGAGGACAACATGGAGAAGATGACTGACATGATTCCTTCTTCCTCTGATGTAATGGGTCTATTCATGCAAATGTGATGCGGTTTGGTTTTATTGATGTATTAAGTGACTCTCAAACAAAACAAACTGTTGACACAATCCACTCTGTAGATAAGTGTTGGATTAGAAGAGAGCGAGAACCCGTGTGTTTTTATACACTCGGAGCGACTACCTATATTGATGCTGTCTTCAGCAATGAAAGATACCATAAACATAAAAAAGCATTGAATCCTCTGCTGCTCAAGAAGTTTTCTTGGGTGTATGATATTCTACTGGATAAACTATCTGCTGAGTTTGGACCATGTGTTCTTAATCCTGCCGTAGGGTATCCAGGTTTTCATGTGTTTGGGACTAAGTTGTCTGAGGTCATGCATCCGAAGGCAAAAGAGTTGATGGAAAAACCATTAGCATCTTTACATG